AGGAAATGTGGTAAAATACGTCTGTAGACACCAAACTAAAGGTAAAAAAGAGGATATTCAAAAGGCTATACATTACTTGGAAATGATAATAGAAAGAGATTATGAGTAACGTGGTACGTATGGATATTCCAAATAGGATGAGATCCGTCAATGTTCGTATGATAATAGACGATATGCCTATTGTTGCTACACTAGATCACATTATTTCAAAAACTGGCATAACACCAGTTGCGATATGGGTCAAAACAAAGAAATCAGAGTCAACATTGGATAGAGAGCTACGCAGCTCTGGTAAAGCTGTATCTTTACTTTTACAGTATGGATGCTCGTTAAAAGAAATTTCAGAAACATTTACTAGAGATAGCATTATTGGCTCTGTTGTTTGGTATTTACACAAAGAAATAGAAGATATTTTACAAGGCAATCAACCTGACAAACTACCTAAATTATCTACACAACCGTCAGGATATACGATCAAATGAACGATATTAAAGAACGCATCAAAGGGCATGAAGGTTATCGACTAGAACCGTACTTATGCACAGAAGGACATAAGACTGGTGGTTACGGACATAAAATATTAGACGGTGAAGAGATACCAACAACGCAAGATGGTTGGGAAAAATTATTCGATCAAGATTTTGCAAAAGCACATGATGGTGCAACAACTCTTATATATGAACATCTAACTGGTACAGACTTTTCTGAGTTAGATGATAAGAAGAAATATATCGTGGAAGGAGTTTTGACTGAGATGTGTTTTCAACTTGGTCAAAGTGGGGTAAGAAAATTTCGCAAAATGTTTACAGCACTAAGCAAATGCGATTTCAAAGAAGCTGGTTCACAGATGAGAGACAGCTTATGGCATAAACAAACACCTGCTCGTTGTAAAGAGCTTAGCCATATCATACAAAATTTATAAGGATATATATGTTACAAATGTTAATCAAACCACTCTTAGGAGTGGCTAGTGATGCTATTGGTGGTTACATGGAAACCAAAAAAGCAAAAGCAGAACAAAAACTAACTGCAATCAAAGCAGAGACAGAACTGAAAAAGAAACAAATCGCAGGAGAGATAGACTGGGATGTTGAAGCTATCAAAGGTAGCAGAGAATCCTGGAAAGACGAATATTTAACCATCCTGTTCTCAATACCCTTGTTGCTTTGTTTTCTACCGTTTACTGTAGAGTATGTTGAACGAGGCTTTGCAGCTTTAGCCATGACCCCTGACTGGTATAAATACACTTTGGGCGTGATCGTGAGTGCCTCATTTGGAATTCGTGGAGCATCTAAATTCTTTGGTAAGAAATGATCTGGATAATAACAGCTATGCTGTGGCACGTTGATGTTGAAGGACCATCTTACAGTACATATTCTGAACAGACGTTCAGTAGTAAAGTTGAGTGTTTAGATTATGTATTCTGGAACAAAGCAAATTTAGTTTATAAACTTGCAGAAACACATGGTGAAAGAGATGGAAAAAATTTAAAGACCTGGGCATTTTTTTGTGAAGGAAGAGAGTTAGACGAAGTATGAAAATATCGGATAGCACATCTGTGTCCATGCCTGTGCGTAACTTGCTTAGTATCGTGGGAGCGTGCTTGGTAGGAGCTTGGTTTGGATTCGGAGTGATTGAAAGATTAAATATTATAGAGTCAGATATAAGACTAATGCACAAAGATTTAGAAGCAGCCAATAGTTTTATTGATTCTGTCCCCAAAGGCGGCATGGTCAGTCCACAAGTACAAGAGCTTTATATGTTAGTCGAGTACTTGGGTGAAAACGTAGACAAATTAAAAGAACAAATGGAAGCAGAGATACCTATGATACTAAAAAATGATATGGTCATACAGTTTCACGAAGAAAGATTAATAGACTTGGAAGAGAGAAAAAATGGAAACCATTAAAGTAGTGTTTGCAATATTGATGATACAGAACGGTTCTACCGTAGAGATGGTTCCAACTGACGGACTAAGCGACTGTCTAAAACAAAAACGTATTATCTCTCGTAATATAGGTGAAGAACAAGAAGGTATCTATATGCAATGTAAGGAAGTACAAGCTCTAGTCTATGAAGATATGGGTCGACTAAAAATTAAAAAATTAGTTAATTAGTGTTTCATAAATTGTTTCAACATAGAAACAGGGTCAATATCGTCATCTTCTAATACTTTCGTATACATTCTGTAAACATAGTCTTGGTTCATACCTGACATAGCACAAACCATTTCGTAATCATCTTGCTGTCTTTCAAACCATAAACGAGCAGTAATACATTCATAAAACTTTTTCATTCTTGATTGAGATAAAATGTAACCATCTGCATCAGTCACATAAAACTTCATTCTGTTTCTGCTTTTAGGTGCATCATAAATTTTAACATCATTAAAATCTATTCGTGCATCATGTATGGCTTGGACTATGAC